AAGGTAATAAAAACACTGTAACAGGACGTGTGTATACTTCACTTGGTTATGCACCTTTTGTTGAGTTTGGAACTGGAGAACAAGGGGATGGCTCATATCCTTATGAAGATGACATCAATGGTACATTGAGTTATAAAGAAGATTGGCATGGTATGGTTGCACAACCATATATGTATCCTGCTTTAAAACAAAATGAGACTATAGTTAGGGATACGCTAAATGAAGCCGTAAAAAAAGAACTGGTGAAACATAGTAAAGGAGGTAAATAATGTATTTGCCTAAAAGGGATATTAATAAAATTTTAAAAAAGTTAGGTTGTGGTGTTTCTCAAACACAACCTACTGTATTTAATGAATTACCACATGTAAACTTTAGTGTTACTGGTAATAATCCAACTTTATTTTTAGATAATGATATAGCATTTCAAACTATAAACGTTCAAATTGATATTTGGGCTAATGATAGTGTCAGTGCTAGTAATTTATTATCTAATTTAGAGGAAAAAATGAGAAATAATTTTTATAATATGACGTATAGTGCAGACGTTCCCAATAGTGGGGACGTTTTTCATATTGTAACAAGATTTACTAAAAAACATTAAGGAGGTATAAAATGACTGAAAATAACATTATTCGTGCTATGGGAACATCACTTACTAAAAAGAAAAGTGCTGATGAAGTCGCTGACTGGATAGTAGGTAGTTTAACATCAATAGGAGAAATAGGTGTTGAAATAGGAGAAATCGATATTACTACACTTGATAGTCCTGATGGTGCCAAAGAATTTATGAGTGGTGACATTGACGCTGGTGAGTGTGAAATCGCTGGTTATATTAAAAAACTAGATGATGAAGCAACTGTTACCAAAATGATGAGTTTAATCGCAAGTGGAAAAACTGAGGATTGGACTGTAACATTTCCTAGCGGTGCAAAATGGGACTTTAAAGCCTTTGTTAAATCATTTAAAACAACTGAGGAAACTACTGATGGATTAATCGGATTTAGTAGTTCATTAAGAATTAGTGGATTACCAAAATACACACCATCAACAACAAAACCAAGTGAATAATATCTTAGGCTTACATGGGTTATATCCGTGTAAGCCTTTTATTTTTTATAGAAATTAGGAGGGAAAAATTATGAAATTAAATTTTAAATTTAACGCTACGAAAGTAGACGAAATAGAAAAGGAAACAGGATTACCAATCGAACAAGCAATAAATAACACAAGGGTAAGTAACCTTGCTTTATTTATTCAAAAGGCACTTATTGATGACAACGGACATCATGGAGTTAGTAAGGCAGTAGCCATGGATAAACTTGATAAATATTTAGAAGAAAGTGATATCGAAACACTTACTTTAGATATCATGGAGGCTATGGTGGATAGTGGTTTTTTATCACGCCAGTTCGATGTGGAGAAGATGAGGAAAGCAACGAACAAGAAGAACGAAATGGTAAACAAGACTTTGGACGAAACAATCAAAGCGAAATAAAAACCTTTGGTGACATGTGGCGTAACGAAGAAGAAAACGCCATACGTATTGGACTGAGTTTAGATTATTTTTGGAGTTTAACCCCGAAACAATATACAAAACATATTCGAGTTTTTAACGAGCAGGAAAAAAATAGAGTTCAAGAACAAGACAAACTTAATCATATTCTTGCTAGTTATATAGGGTTTGCTATAAACGACCCTAAACACTTTCCTAAAAATCCCGTTTTAAGTGAAAGTCAAAGCAAGACGTTAAAAGTTATGACAGATGACGAAATGGAACGTCAGGCTAGGCTTAACACAATAAAAAAAGGAGGTGTTATAAAATGACAGTAGAAGAATTACAAGTATTAATTACTGCGAAAACAAATGGTTTGCGTGATGAAATCAATAAAGCTCAAGGCAGTTTGCTAAATTTAGAACAAAAAGCAACAAAAACATCAGATGTAGTTAGTAAAGGCTTTAATTTCATTAAAGCCAGTATCATAGGTGCTGGTATTGGTTTACTATTAAATCAAGTAAATAAAGGCTTGGACGGTGCTATTTCGCGTGTTGATACTTTAAATAATTATTCTAATATTATGAGTAATTTAGGTATTGCTCGTGAAGATAGTATACTGTCAATTAATCGTTTAAGTGACGCATTACAAGGGTTACCAACAACCTTAGATGACGCCGCTTTATCAGTTCAAAGATTTACCAGTGCAAATGGAAATATCAAGGCCAGTACTGAAATGTTTTTGGCACTTAACAATGCTATATTGGCTGGTGGTGCGTCTCAAGAAATTCAAAGGTCTGCACTAGAACAACTGTCTCAATCATATGCGAAAGGTAAACCTGACATGGTTGAGTGGAGAAGTGCAATGACTGCTATGCCTGCACAACTTAAACAAGTTGCGATGGCAATGGGATATGTAAACTCTGACGCCTTAGGCGAGGCATTGCGAAACGGTGAGGTTAGCATGAACGAGTTTATGGTAACTTTAACTAAATTAAACAAACAAGGCGTAAACGGGTTTGCTTCATTCGAAGAACAAGCACGTAATGCTACTGGTGGTATAGCAACATCAATGACAAATGTTAAAACTGCAATGACAAGAGGTTTGGCAGATATAATGAACGCAATCGGTCAATCTAATATAGCAAGTTTTTTCCAAGGAATTGCAAGGGCTATTAATTCAGTAGTACCTTATATAACTGCGTTTGTTAAAGTATGTAAAACTGCAGTATCTTATATTACTGCTCTTTTTGGTGGTAAGGTCCAAACTAACACGGATAAAACAACTACATCATTGAGTAATTTAGGTAATACGGCTGGTTCTACTACGTCAAGTGGTTTAGATAAAGCGACTGGAAGTGCTAAAAAATTAAATAAAGAACTTAATGGATTATCACAATTCGATGAGATGAACGTTTTACAAGAACCAAATAATAGTAAAAGTGGTAGTGGGAATACTGGTAGTAGTGGAGTAGGAGATTTAGGAGAAATTGATTTATCCGCTTTTGATACATCAATCAAAGAAACGAGTAATAAAGTTGATGAATTATACAATAAAATGATGGATAGTTTAAAATGGTTTACTTCTGACATGAATTTTAACCCATTAGTCAATAGTATTAAAAATCTTGGTAGTGCTATTGATTATTTAGTAGGCGGATTTAGTGATTTATTGCGAGATTTCATCGCTAATTGCTTAAAACCATTGGCGACTTATACTGTAAATGACGCTTTACCACACTTCTTTAATAGTACCGCAGAGGCAATAAAAGATGTAGATTTTGGTAAATTATCTATATCATTAAATGATTTATATAAATCATTAGTTCCGTTTGCGAAAAATGTGGGAGATGGGTTATTGTGGTTTTATGATAAAGTATTAATTCCTATAGGTCTTTACACTGTTAATAATATAGTACCTGAATTTTTAACTATGTTATCTAAGGGAATAACTATTTTAAATAATACAATCGATACCGTTAAACCAGCAATTAGTTTCTTGTGGGACAATTTCTTATCCCCAGTTGCTAAATGGACTGGTGGAGTTGCGGTAACTGTCCTTAAAGATATAAATAATGTTTTAGGTTTAATTGCAAAATCTAAAGTTGCTAGTACAATTACTGCGTTAAGTAGTGCTTTTTTATTGGTAAAAAGTAGCGGTACTACATTAAAAGGTTTATTAAGTAAATTGTTTACAAGTACTAAAGATGTTAATGATGTAATGAGTAGTAAGTCCAGTGGGTTAGGTGGTATTTTAAAATCATTAGGAAAAACTATGAGTAATTTTTTATCACCCACAAAACAGTTATTAACCAATATAGTTAATATTAAAAGTAGAACAAAAGACTTATCTAAAGAATTAAAAACAAATAATACCTTATGGGGCGGATTTAAAACGACTATAACTTCGGTAAAGAGTAAAGTGGTTGACTTAAAAACATCTATTACTAATATTGGTAAAAGTTTGAAAACAACTGCGAGTGAGGTTAAAAACGGTATTACTTATTGGTATCAAACGTCTACCGCTATGGATAAATTAAAAACTGGTGTTACTGGATTGGCAGGAACTGTAGTATCTCTGCAAGGCTTCGGACAAGCAATAAAACAAATATCCGATGAGGGAGCCAATTTTGGTAATGTTGCAACAACAGTTGTTAGTGGTATCGGTTCTATTGCGTCAGGAGCAATGGCGGGAGCGTCAGTTGCTGGGCCATTTGGGGCCTTAATAGGTGGTATTGGTAGTGGTATTGGTTTGATAGTTCAAGGTTTATCTAATTGGAATATGAAAAATCAAGAAGTAACTAATTTATTAGCAAGCAGTACTGAAACATATACCAACTATAAAACACAAATGGACGATATAAATAATACGCTTGCTACTACCGTTGCAACTGCTCAAAGAAGTGCTGAGGTTAAAATGGTTGAAATTGCTAACGCACAAAGTTTAGCAGGAGAACTTGAAAATTTTATTGATGTAAACGGTAGAGTTAAAAGTGGTTATGAAGAAAGAGCA